TGCAAAGCTGGACGCGCTTGAAAAGGCTGTGAGTAAGCTATGATACGAAACCACGACAGAAGCGGGTGGTTTGGCGCAAGCGACACCGCCACCATCATGGGGAACTGGAATACAGATACGTTTCGAAGATGGTGGCTGGTGAAGCTGGGGGTCAGGAAGGACAGGTTTATTACGCCGGCAATGCAGTGTGGCACGGCTTACGAGCACAAGATACTTGATGCGCTGCGTGTAAAGACACGAGATAGGCAGATACGCATTCGTTCGCTACGTTTGCGCGTGAACTATGACGGGGAAAGCAGACAACTCATTACCGAAGTGAAAACGCATAGCAAACCTGCATTCAAAGTTACGAAAGCGTATTGGCAGCAGTGCCAGGTGGAGATGTTTGCCAGCGGATGCGGATTGTTCCGAAAGAGAAAGTTTTGCAGGATCGTGGCATACCGCGTTACAGAAGACGAATTGTTTAATTTTTTCCTGCCAATAGACGAAAACAGGCTGACACAGCACAATGTTGATTATGACGCGGATTGGGTCGATGGGTGTTACCTACCTCGCCTCAGGTATTTGGCAAAATGCCTACGAACGGGGCATTGGCCGCAGGAGGGGGAATTATGCAGCAGGTGACAGTCGATGGCGCACGGTGGCAGCAGGACAGTGATGGCGCGTGGCTGGCGCTTCGTGTGAAGTCGCCGCAGACCGCGATGGACGTGTGCGACGCCATGAAGCCTGACAAGGAGTACAGCGTGACTATCAAGGGCAAAGGCCGGAGCCTGGATGCCAACGCTTATTGCTGGGTACTTCTGGACAGGCTGGCGGCACACTACGGCATCTCCAAGCAAGAGGTGTACCGGCAGGAGATACGGAACATCGGAGGCGTGAGCGAGGTGCTGTGCCTGCGGGAAAAGGCGGCAGAGCCGTTTTGCAGGGCATGGGAGAGGAACGGGATCGGCTGGATGGCAGAGACGTTTCCCAGCAAGCTCAAGGGCTGCGTGACCGTGACAGTATGGTACGGCAGCAGCACCTACGACACGGAGCAGATGTCGCGGTTGATAGACGCAGTTGTGCAGGATTGCAAAAGCGCAGGAATTGAGACTATGACACCGGCAGAGCTGGACGCGCTGGTGAGCCGGTGGGGAGAGGTGAGTACATGGGGGCGCTGAACATGCAGCCATGTTGGACATGCAAGAAGTGCTACGGGGATTGCAGCTGGACGAAGAAGAACCCGGAGCCGGTGCCTGGATGGGACGCCACGCCGACGGTAAAATTTCACGGAAGCGGCGGCGGTAAATACTGCATGCACAGCTACGCCATACACAGCTGCCCGGAATACGAATGGGACGGGAAGGTGGTAAGCAATGGAGGACAAGCGGTGCTTCCTGTGCGGCAGGAATGACCCAAGCGATCCGTTAGAGAAGCATCATCTTCTGGGTGGTGCGAACCGAAAGAAGAGCGAGAAATACGGCCTTGTTGTGTACCTGTGCGGCAACAGGTGTCACAGGAACGGAAAGACGGCAGTACACCGCAGCGGCGAACAAATGCGTAGGCTGCGGCGGTACGGACAGCTAAAGGCCATGCAGGAGCAGGGCTGGACGGAAGAGGACTTCCGCAGAGAATTTGGGAAATCATATTTGTAAGGAGATTTGACATGGTAAATAGAACGATTTTGCAGGGACGGCTCTGTGCGGATCCTGAGATGCGGAGAACCAACAACGGTACGGCGGTGTGCAGCTTCCGCGTGGCGTGGAGTGAGACCGTGAAAGACCGGGAGACGAAGCTGTTCCTGAGCTGCGTGGCGTGGCAGGGCACGGCAGAGCTGATCTGCAAATACTGGTACAAGGGCAAGGAAATCCTTCTGGAGGGCAAGCTGTCCACCCGCGAATACCAGGACAAGAACGGCAATGACCGCAGTGTGACGGAGATGACAGTTGATCGTGTCCACTTCTGCGGCAAGAACGAGGACGGGCACGGTATGACGCCCCGGACGGACGGCAAGAGCCAGTTCGCGGAGATAGACGAGGATGAAGACCTCTGTTCGCTGCTGCCGTTCTAAGGGGGGTGGCGTGAATGGGCAAGATGCAGGAGGAGTGGGGTCGATGGGCAAGTGCTATGTGAAAGCCTACTATGACTGGATAGAACAGACAGCGGCGTTGACAGATGCAGAGCGTGGACGTTTGTTTATCGCCATTCTGGAGTACGCAAGAACAGGCATCCCGCCGGAGTTGGATGGCGCGGAAAGCATACTGTTTCCGGTGTTCCGGACGATGCTGGACAGGGACGATGAGCTTACTGCTGAACGATCAAGGAACGGGGCGAAAGGCGGCAAGCAAACGCAAGCAAGTTCAAGCAAAATCAAGCAAACCGAAGCAAACGCAAATGATCCCAAGCCTACTAAGACAAAGAAAGAAGACAAAGACAAAGACTTATTCCCACCTGACGGTGGGAGCGCGCGCGCGAAGCGCTTTACCCCACCCACACTGGCAGAGGTTCAGTCCTACGTGGCTGAACGCCATTCGGCGGTAGATCCGCAGGGCTTTATCGACTTCTACGAAGCGAAGGGCTGGATGGTTGGCAAGACCCCCATGAAAGACTGGAAAGCGGCTTGCCGAAATGCTGAGAAGTGGGAACGATGGGGACATGCCCCTGCTGCACCTGTCGGCAAAACCGACGGTGCACGTGATGCCTGGATGGGCAAGTACATCAAGGGGGCGAAGCCATGAATGCGGGCATCTGGAAGATCGCCACGGCGAAGCTGTGCGGGCAGTGCATCCGGGACATGGAGGACGAGTACATCTTCTCCCCCGTGTGGCGGAGGACGCTGGGCGGAAAATGCGAACGCTGCGGAGAAAACCGCGTCGTCCATGAGGCGCAGTACACGATGAACAAACGAGGGCTGGAGAAAAGAGGGAAACTGAATGGGCCTGATGAGTAACGATCTGGCGCGGCTGTCCCCGGCGGCACAAAAGCAGGTCATGGAGAAGATGCGGAAACCGGGGAAGTACAAGGCGCAGAAGACCAAGCGCGGGAAGCTGACCTTTGACAGCAAGAAGGAGGCGGAGCGCTACGACGCGCTGATGCTGCTGCAAAAGGCCGGGGAGATACGGGGGGCTGAAATTGCAGGTGCGGTACTGCTTGCAAGAGGCGTACACGACGTTTGAGGGCGACCGGGTGAAAAGTATCGATTACATTGCTGACTTCGTGTACGAGCGCAGAACGGCTCCTGACAGCTACGGCCAGCGGTACTGGCTGCCGGTGGTGGAGGACGTGAAGGGGATGCGTACCCGCGAGTATGCCATGAAAGCAAAGCTGTTCCGCAGTAGGTACGGGTTTGCTATACGGGAGGTGTGACATGGAGCGCACAAACCAGCCGCTGACGAATGAAGCGGCAAGGAAACTGATGGCGCTGGACGTGCAGGACAAGGAGATACTGACCTACGAAAAGCTGGACGAGTGGTACACCGCATGGGGCGGACAGTGCTACGTCAGCTTCTCCGGCGGCAAGGACAGCACGGTGCTGGCGTATCTGGCGGCGCGGTACCTGTCGAGTTTTAGGACACCGCCGTGGGAGCTGAACTTGGTGTTTGTGAACACTGGGTTGGAGTACCCGGAGATACAGAAGTTCGTCAATGAGTACGCCGACTGGCTGCGGAGGGAGTTTCCCCGCGTGACCATCAACCTTTACCGTCTGCGCCCGAAGATGAACATTCGGCAGGTGGTGACGAAGTATGGGTACAGCATTATCGGTAAAGACGTAGCGCACCGAATAGAAACTGCGCGGCGTTCACCAGATAGCCGAAGTATGAAGCTATTGCGTGGGGAAGTCTTACGCACCGATGGGGGAAAGAGCATATACAACTGCGAAAAGTGGGAGTATTTGCTTTCAGCTCCATTTCTCATATCAGACAAGTGTTGTGAAATTATGAAAAAGTTTCCATCAAAAAGCTATGAGCACCGAGCGGATGTCAAACCCACGACGGCAACAATGGCGGAGGAAAGTCTTTTGCGGATGCAAAAATGGCGCGAAACTGGCTGCAACGCCTTTGAAGGAAAGCGCCCCTTATCTAAGCCCATGAGTTTCTGGGCGGAGCAGGATGTACTGCGGTTTATCGTGGAGCGCAACCTACCCTACGCCAGCGTGTACGGAGACATCGTAGCCAGCGACGGCGAGAACGACTACGGCACAACGCTGATCGACTGCAATCTGCACTGCACGGGATGCCAACGCACGGGCTGCATGTTCTGTGGATTTGGAAGTCATCTCGAAAAAGGCACAAACCGATTTGAACGCATGAAGCTGACGCACCCGAAGCACTATGCGTTCTGCATCGGCGGTGGTGCGTTTGACACGGATGGGCTGTGGAAGCCTACCAAAGACGGCCTCGGTTATGCGCGGGTGCTGGACTACATCGGAGTGAGGTATTGACATGGGCAAGCAGCATTTGAGCAGGGACGACCGCATCTTTATGCGTGGCAAGCTGCAAGGCACACGGGAGAACATGGACATGGTGGCGATGGTGCTGATGGACAAATGCGGCTGGCACGTCTTAGAGGAGACATCGGACAGCCGGGACACGCAGAGCATCGCGTATCTGTACGAGTGCCTGGAGAAGCTGGCAGAGGAGATCAACGAGGGCCGCATCGAGCGGAAGCACATCAAGGACGTGCTGAAGGACGAGTGCGGCGTTGTGTTTGGAGATTAGGAGGTGATTTAGGTGAAACATTTAGGCGATATTACGAAAATAAATGGGGCAGAGATTGAACCCGTTTGGTGTATTACAGGTGGTTCACCTTGTTAGCCAGGATCTATCCATCGCCGGGAAACGCGCCGGTTTGGCGGGAGCGCGAAGCGGCCTGTTTATGGAGCAGGTACGCATCGTAAAAGAAATGAGGGAGGCGGACGAAAGGAATGGACGGACAGGTGACATGGTTAGACCTCGGTATCTCGTGTGGGAAAACGTGGTCGGAGCCTTTAGCAGCAACAAAGGAAAAGACTTCGCAGCCGTGCTCGAAGAGATCATCAAAATCGTCGAGCCGGAAGCCCCCGGTATTGAAGTGCCTGAAAAGGGTTGGCCTACCTGGGGAGGGTATCACGATGAAATGGGAGGACGATGGAGCGTGGTGTGGCGAACTCACGACGCGCAACACTGGGGAGTGCCCCAACGCCGTCGTCGTATCTCGGTTGTCGCAGATTTTGGAGGAGACACCGCATCCGAAATACAATTTGACCGCAAAAGCGTGTCAGGGGATATTACGGCGAGCGGAGCGGCGGGGGAAGGACTTGCCGAAGCTGCTGAAGCAGGCGCTTCTTATGCAGTCCGCATCAGGGGGGGCTGTGACGGCGGAGGAAAAGGCGCGTTAGTGCAGACGGAGAAAAGCGGAACGCTGGGAACAGGGAACGATCAGACGATATTTGCGGCTATCCCCATCAACGACAAAGCCACCAGATGGCAGGGCGGTGGAGAGAGCCGCAACCACGATGGCAGCGGAAACGGTCTTGGCATTGGGAAAGAGGGCGACCCGTCCCCCACGCTGACCGCTGGCGACCGTCACGGGGTAATGTGCATGACACCTTGGGACGCACAGAGCCAGCGCGTATACGATGGTAACGGTGTTTCGCCTACGATTAGTTCCCGTGAAAACAGTGGTCTGAACCGCGAAGCCGTGCTATGTGCCGGGTTTAAGGCTGGACAGGGCGCACAGGCGGGCGGCATCGGGTACGGCGAGGAAGTATCGCCCACGCTGGCGGCGGCACCCAGCGGGACGAACCAAACACCGGCGGTGATGGCCTTTGACACCACGCAGATCACCAGCAAAGAGAATGGGAGCCAGCCGGGATTTGGCAAACCGTGCCACACACTGAACGCGAACGCCCATGTGCCGTGCGCGGTGCTGGACATGGAACACGCCTGTGACGTCATCCGCGAGTGCGGGGAGCAAGTGCCGGCATTGCAGGCGATGATGGGCACGGGCGGAAACCAAGTGCCGCTGACATACCAGATGAATGGTTTTGGAGATTACCGCGCCGCCGAGGTTGCAAGCAGTTGCAAGCAACGGGACTTTAAGGACAGCACAGACCTTGCCATCACACGCATGGTCGTGCGCCGCCTTACGCCGCTGGAATGTACCCGCTTGCAGGGATACCCGGACGGCTGGGTGGACATTGGCGACTGGACGGATGAGAAGGGCAAGAAACACAAGGACGCGGACAGCCCGAAGTACAAGGCGCTGGGCAACTCCATCGCCCTGCCATTCTGGGACTGGATGCTGCGGCGCATGGCGCGGTATTTGCCGGAGGGGGCGACGCTGGGGAGCTTGTTCGATGGCATCGCAGGTTTCCCGCTGATTTGGGAACGGATACACGGGAAAGGCACGGCGCGGTGGGCGAGCGAGATCGAGCCGTTTCCAATCGCCGTGACGAAAAAATGGTTTGGGGAGGAATGACATGATAAGAGACGAGATCGTGACCGCGCTGCGGTGCTGTGCAAACCACACGGCTTGCAATTCGTGCGAGCTCAGGAATACAGGAGAGTGCCTGAGGATTATGCCTGCCGCCGCTGACCTGATCGAGAACCAGCAGCGGTACATCGAGGCACTGATGAAAGCCAACGACAGCCTGAAGGACGCCATTGCGCGGCGGGATAAGCAGATAGAGGACATGAAGCAGGGCATGGCACAGCTGGCAAAGGCTGTGGCGGTGAAGGAGGAGCAGAGTGAACTGCACGCCATGAACAACGAGCTATGCCAATACTGCGGGAAGTACAAACACGCACACGAGGGCGCCTGTTACGGGTGCAGATGGAGGGAAATGTGATGAACAACAATTCTAACGCACTGGGCGGTCTTGGTGGAACGCTGCTGCAAATCGCATTTATTGTACTGAAGCTATGCGGTGTTATCAACTGGTCGTGGCTGTGGGTGCTGTCACCCATGTGGATCGGATTTGCGCTGTGGCTGCTGGCTGTGGTGATTTTTTCCATCGTAAAAGCGAAGGAATGGAGGGATGATGAATGAGCCGTTTTACTGAAACTGCTGTGGGAAGCACGGGATATGTGGCCGCGCAGGGTTATGCACCGCCGAAGGGGAACACGGTGGAGACCAGCGGATATAGCTCCGCAGACATTTGCGGATACCGCCTGCCATGTGGACTGTGCCTGATGATGGAAAAGCCGTGCCCCATGCAGCGGGTGACACACAACGAAGTGACGTGCTCAAACACGGAGGAAGAGTAAATGGATGCTGTGAAGTTTATCGAGGAGCGGAACAGAATGTGCGGCACCATGAGTGAGGTGTGGGGCGTTGATGCGGCGCAAATTGTGAAGAACACCGAAGAATGGGCTGCTGCACATCCGCGAAAGACGCGAAAGAGCGTTTTTCTGGAGCGGTATCCTAATGCCCAAGTTGTCGCTGACACTGACATACCTTGTGTATACCCGTGCGATATAGAACAGGGTATGAAGGACGTTAACTACTGTGAGAGCCTATCTTGTTATGACTGACGCCGCGAGTTCTGGATGCAGGAGGTGCAGTGATGGAAAATTTGTTGCAAAACATTGCCAGCGGGCTGTGGATCGTGTTGGGCGTGTACTTTTTCTTCGGACTGAGAAAGTGGAACAAGCGGTTCAGTGAGTTGTATGACGAGCTGAAAGAGGGCATGAACGAATGAGCAAGGCCGTGATGATAAGCATACGCCCGAAGTGGTGCGAGAAGATCGCCAGAGGCGAAAAGACCATTGAGGTCAGAAAGATGCGCCCGAAGCTGGAAACGCCGTTTAAGTGCTATATCTACTGCACGCAAGCGAGGGAACGTCTCATTACCATTCTGAAAGATGGCGACGAGAACTACGGCGAAATTTACCGCGGGAAGCCTGTTTTCATAAAGACGGACGAGGGCTCTGTGTGTGATATGTGGGGTAAGCGCCAGAAGGTCATCGGCGAGTTCGTGTGCGATAGGATATTCCCGATTGATGTGTATGATAACGGCTGCATCAAAGATTGGAATTTTGAGTGTATGTGGCAGGCGTGTCTGCCGTATGAAGGAATTGCTGCCTACATTGGAAGAGAAAAGCGGGGCTACGGCTGGCACATCTCCGAACTGAAAATCTACGATGCGCCGAAGGATCTGGACGAGTTTACTTTTCTGCGTGAAACGAAATTTGGCTCAGAGCCAGTGACGATCAAGCGCCCACCCCAGAGCTGGTGCTATGTGGAGGAGGGCTGACAGTGGACGAATTGAAACGCTGCCCTGAGTGCGGTGGAGTTGCAACCGTTATCCATATGTACGATACCTACGATAGAGCAGATTTTGGGTGGGATGCCGGTTGTGGGAGATATAGGGCTGGTGATGGCCTCCACACAAAGAAGATGAAAGTATCTGGGCTGCCCAGCAAAGAACAAGCCGCTGAAGCATGGAACAGGAGGGCTGACAATGGCTGAATACATTGACAAGGAAGCGTTTAAGAAAAGCGTCGAGGAGCGTTATTGCAAGCCGTGCAAGGAGGAGAAGAAAGACCACAACGGATGCTGGTGCCGTGCCTGTTGGGTTAACGATATAATCGACGAGGTAGAGTGTTTCCTGCCCGCCGATGTTGCCCCGATGGTGCATGGGGTGTGGGTGTGTGTGAATAAAATAGACCCTATTAGTGGATATAGGTGCTCGAAGTGCAGGCGTAGAGTGGGGTTTGACCTCACTCCTTATTGCCCTAATTGTGGCGCGAAAATGGACGGAGGTGACAACGATGCGGCTGATTGATGGTGACAAACTGCAAGAGTTTCCCATTCGGGCAAACCATTGTGACAAAGAACACGCCAACACGCATTTCATCAACGGTATTGAGTCGGTGATGGAGTATGCAGAGCAGCTCCCCACCGTAGACGCAGAGGTCGTGGTGCGCTGTAAGGACTGCTATCAATCAGTGGTGATCGGAAATGTCCTGCACTGCACCTATTGGAGCAAGGACACGGACGAAAACGGATATTGCCACGAGGGAGGATAAGCCAATGGCTGAATACATTAAACGCAATGCAATTAAGGAACGACTGGAGGATTTGGTGAACTGGTGTCAGGACTTGAGAAAGCCGGGGCTTGAGCAGGCACTGGCCATGCTAAACGAGGAGCCAGTCGCCGACGTTGCCCCTGTGGTACACTGCAAGGACTGCATTCACTACGACATTGGCGGGAGCTGCATTATTTGCGGGTTCCAGAGCCGCAAGCCGGACGACTTCTGCTCCTACGGAGAGAGAAAGAACGTGAAGTGATGGAACGGTTAGAAAATTGGAAAGAGGTAACAAAGGGAGGAATTTGAAATGTCACGTTTAATCGACGCGGACAAATTGGAGAAGCAAGAATATTGGGGGAATGAACGGTGTTTTGACTATGTAGACGCAGAGGACATAGACAATGCGCCGACGGTGGATGCGGTGCCGGTGGTGCGGTGCAAGGACTGCACGTACTACAAAGAAAGCCGAGTGCTTGCACCGAACAAGTTTTGCTTTAGGCTTAAGCACCCCACAGAGCCGGGTAAAATCGGTTACAACTTTGCGGACAATGATTTTTGCTCACGCGGTGTGCGTAGAAATGAGGGTGCGGACAATGGCTGATATATCTATTGAAGAACTTGGGCCAGGTGTAATCCTTGAGGGCACAAAGCCAGACGGAGAAAGATACGGATATAGCATACCGACATGGCCCCCTGGTGATGGCGGACCGGGGTATAGAGGGCACGAACTTGAGATAGACGTATTCTATGGAGGCGGAGGCGGCGATGCAGAAAGGTGACACGATCAAGGCGCGGTTTCCTGTTCGCAAGGGCACGGTGGTGTATGTGCATCCGAAGGGGCGGTACATCGTGGCGGAGTGCGGCGGGGTGCGGGAGACATTCTTCCCGGAGGAGGTGCTGACATGAGCGAATTCCCGGAACGGCTGAGAAAGCTGCGGGAGAAAAAGAGACTGAAGCGGTATGTGCTGTCGGAGCGCTGCGGGCTGAATTCGGATGCCATACGGCGGTATGAGCTGGGGACGGCGAAGCCGACGATGGATGCGCTGAAGAGCATAGCGGATGAATTTGGTGTGTCGGTGGATTATCTGATGGGCAGGACGGACTATCCCTGCGTAGTAGATATTTCCGAAAAATAAATTTTGAAAATTCCACTTAAAAGTGGAAAAATTGAAAAAACGCATTTTATCATGGGAGATGCAGGGGCAAACTCTGCATCTCCATTCTTTTTCTTTTCCCCCTTCTTTTCCTGATGGGCGGGGCTTCGGCTCCGCCCGGAGGGAGCAATATGCAGGCAGAAGCTGGGTGGATACAGCTCCGATATGAAGAATTTTCGGGTTCGCAAGTTCAAATCTTGCTGTCTGCACCATAGGCGTGACCTCTTGCCTCGCAGCCGCACGGAGCGTAAGCCTGCGGAAGTGGTCTTTCCTGTGCGCTGTACGAAAGCGGCAGGACGAAGTAATTTATGTATTGGCTGGCACCGGCTTTGTAAAGATGAACGGATGCGACCGACGTACCGGCGCAGGGCTGAAAAGTTCCGTGGCCGGTCTGGGTACCACCGTGTTTGAGAGAAATCCGAGGCGTGGATGCGGTGTGGTGGCGGTTGTCTTAGGACAAAGCCGCTGTGTAGGACAGTATTGATGCGTGGTGGCACCCGACCGATTGTGTAAACAACAGGCGATGCGCTGGCAGACCGCTGTATGGGATGCGTCTCAAATAGTCTGCTTACTGCAAAGGATTTCGCCGTGGTGGATGCTATGTATGCTTGCGGGGCACATAGCTCACGGCGGGAACATATTAGGTGAGTCGAAAGCCGGGTACAGACGTGCCAATGACAAAGGCCAGTGGTGGGAGGCCGGTGCGTCAGGCAAAGCGAGGTGGTGACAGTGGCTGCAAGGTTGACAGACCGGCAGAAAAAGAAAATACTGGCGGACTATGTGCAGACGAACAACTATTGCGCCACAGCCAAACTCAATGGGGTTTCCGCAAACACTGTCAAAAAAATAGTGCAGACAAATGCGGATATTGCGGAAAAACTCATTAGGAAAAAAGAGGAGAACACCGCCGACGTTTTGACGTACATGGAGAGCCAGCGTGACATGGTGTGCCAGATCATAGGTAAGGGGCTGGCAGTGCTGAACGATCCGGCGAAGTTGGCAGAGGCAACGCCCAGCCAGATCACGACTGCTATTGGGACATTGATAGACAAGTGGACGCTGCTACAAGAAAAGACCGCTAATGATGACAGCGAGAGGGTTCGGGTGATAATTGATGTCTGACATCCGTTTGTCTGAAAAAATTGGCTCTGCGTTCTACGACGTGGCTCATGACGTGTTCCACCACGGCCACACGCACTACGATTTCAGCGGTGGGCGCGGCTCACTGAAGTCCTCCACGGTGTCTGTACTCGTTCCCCTGCTGCTGATAAACAACCCGGGTACACACGCTCTGGTGCTGCGTAAAGTGGCAAATACCATTCGTGACAGCGTGTACGCGCAGTATATCTGGGCAATCGGTGAGCTGGGTATGGCGGCGTATTGGGAAGCCAAGGTTTCCCCGATGGAGCTGATCTACAAGCCTACCGGCCAGAAGATCATGTTCCGTGGCGCTGACGATCCCATGAAGATCAAGTCCATCAAGGTGCCGTTTGGCTATATTGCCGTGACGCACTTTGAAGAGAAAGACCAGTTTGCGGGACGCGCCGAGATACGAACGATTTTGCAGTCCACAATGCGCGGCGGGTCGAAGTATTGGAACTTTGAAAGCTACAACCCGCCGATAAGCCGCGATAACTGGGCGAACAAGGACAGCCTGGAAGAACGCACAGACAGGCTGTGCCACAAGTCAACGTATTTGCAAGCCCCGCCAGAGTGGTTGGGTGAGCAGTTTTTGGCAGAGGCGGAACATCTCAAGGCCACGGACGAGAGAGCGTACCAGCATGAATATTTGGGCATTCCTGTGGGTACTGGCGGCAACGTGTTTGATCGGCTGGAGCTGCGGGAGATAACTGACGCGGAGGTTGCGAGTTTTGACAAGCTATACCAAGGTGTAGACTGGGGCTATTTCCCTGACCCATTTGCTTTTGCTCGGCTGTACTATGACCGGGCGAGAGAAACCATATATTTGCTTGATGAGATTTATGAAAACAAGCTTTCCAACGAGCAGAGCGCAAAGATGATATTGCAGCGTGGCTACAATGACACGCGCATTATTTGCGACAGCGCAGAGCCGAAAAGCGTTGCAGACTTCCGGGCTATGAAGCTACCAGCCTTTGAAGCAATTAAAGGCCCCGGCTCTGTGGAGTATGGAATGAAGTTTTTGCAGCGGCGCACTATCGTGATAGACAGAAAGCGCACCCCACACGCTTATGACGAGTTTGTGGGATATGAATACGAAAGAAACAAAGACGGCGACATAATCAGCGGCTACCCGGACGCAAACAATCATTTGATCGATGCGGTTAGGTATGCCCTTGAGCCTGTAAGCCGCAGAATGGGAGTTATCGCATGACGGTAATCGACAAACTGAAACAATTGGGATATACGACCATCCCGGAAAAGTTTTACACGCAGGTCGGCGTGTGGAAGTCGTGGTATCAGGGCAACGTAAAGGGATTTCACCGATACAAGCGGTACAACGGTCACGACTGGGTGAAGTGTGAGCGCGTGACGCTGGGCATGGGTAAAAAGGTCTGCGAGGACTGGGCAAATCTTCTGATGAACGAAAAAGTCCAGATCACCCTTGAGGGGCAGAAAGAGCAGGCGTTCATTGACCGCATCCTAACCGCCAACAACTTTACGGTCAAGGCCAACGAGATGCAGGAGATGAAGTCCGCGCTGGGCACGGTGGCCTATATCCCTCGTGTGGTAGGCCAAAGCGTCAGCGGTACTGGTGAACCTATCCCTGGTGACGCATCCGGCATTGTGCTGGACTACGTGACCATCGAGCACATATTCCCGCTGGCGTGGTGCAATGGGTTTATTACCGAGTGCGCGTTTGACAGTGTGGTAACAGTGCAGGGCAAAACGTATTTGTATCTGCAAATCCACCGAAAGGACGACCTGGGACAGTACATCATCGAGAACAGTATTTATCGATATGAGAACGAGAGTTTGTCCGATGTCAAGTTAAGCGAAGTGCCGGGTTTTGAGCGCATTCCCCCTGTGGTGTATACTGGCAACGACAAGCGGCAGTTTGTTATTGACAGGCCAAACATTGCCAACAACTTTGATTATCTGCTGCCGGTGGGTATTTCGGTATTTGCAAACGCTGTTGATGTGCTGCGCGGCGTGGATTGCGCCTACGATTGCTACGTCAACGAGTTCGAGAACGGCCCCATGCTGCTGGCGGTAAAAATGCCCGCTACACGCTGGGAGAATGACAAACCGACGCTTGATCCGCACGACAGGCGCTTCTATTTGCTGGAAGAGGACACGCAGCAGGGCGATGTGGTAACGCCTATTGCGCCGCAGCTTCGTACCGACAAGCTTAATGTCGGTCTACAAGATCAGTTGAATCTTCTTTCCAGCAAGTGCGGCTTCGGCGAGACCTATTACCGCTTTGACGGCGGCAGCGTAGCAACTGCCACACAGGTCATCAGCGAAAACTCCACCATGTTCCGCACCATCAAAAAGATGGAGATCGTGCTGGAACAGGCTCTGGTAGAACTGTGTCGCATTCTTCTGCGGCTGGGCAACACCGCCATGAACGCTGGGCTGAATGAGGACGTGGAAATCTCCATCGACTTCGATGACAGCATCATTGAGGACAAGCAAACCGACTTTTCCCGCGATATGCAGCTTCTCAGTGCGGGCATCATGAGCGATTGGGAGTTCCGCATGAAGTGGATGAACGAAGACGAGGCGACCGCAAAGGCGGCGCTGCCGAAGATGCAGGACATGGTAACTGAACAGCAACAGGAGGTAGAGTAATGGGTGGTAGAGGTGGAGCCGGTGGCGGCATTGGAGCCGGAGAATTTGGGCGTGGGCGCGGTATGAGCCTTGCGAGGTTTTTGTCACAACAGGATATTAACCGAGCAAACGCTGCGTCTGTCACTGATATGGGCGATATTATCAGGCGCACATTTGAGCGCAACGCTGCTGAAATCAATGGGCTTGAGCTGTCGGACGCTGAAAAGAAAGACGCCGTAAAGCAGATGGCAACTCTCGCAACAACGGCACTAAAAACGGCGGCAGGAGCAGTCAATCCTTATGCAAGCGGGCCTGCGCGTCTGACAACGGCGCAGAAAACAGGAAGCGCCGCAGACAGAGCTGCAAGAGCGCGCGGTGAAATGGATAGCTACATGCGGAAATTGCGTGACCAGTCCAGTAAAAACCGCAAAGCAGCAGAAAACAAGGCGTTTTCCAATGCCTTTGTAACAGCGCAAAAGTCCGGCGCGTTGGAAGTTACGGTAAACGGCAAGAAATACCGCAGAACTAACAAGCGCAGCGGTACATGGCGTCCGGTATGATTAACTTTGAAAATCTCGACAAGTTCACATTCCCCGGCGTTGGAAAGTACGACATTCCGCAGATTGAGCCGGTCAAGGCATATCCGCAGGGAGAATTTATCCCTGTAAATTACCATTACACGGCGAAGGACACACAAAGCAAGATCGTGCATTTTTTTGTGGACGATTATCAATTCATCCGGTATTGGAACACGCCTGACAAGTACATTCCGCAACTGTCGCAGTTTGCGGCGGTGTGCGCACCGGACTTTTCTACCTACACAGATATGCCGATGGCGATGCAGATATACAACCATTACCGCAAGCATTGGTTTGCTGAATACTGGCAGCTCCACGGCATGACGGTTTATCCAACGATCTCATGGAGCGACGAGCAGAGCTATGATTGGTGCTTTGATGGAGAGCCTGTCGGCGGAATTGTTGCGGTTAGTTCGGTAGGCACACAGCAGAACAAGGAAAGCAAGCGGCTGTTTTTGCGCGGCTACGAAGAAATGATGAAACGGCTGTCGCCGGAATGGGTGATATTCTACGGAAAAGTGCCGGAGGAATGCGACTGGAATGTAATTCGAGTAAAGCCGCACTATGACGATATTGTGAAACGGAGGAAAGCGAATGAAATATCCGTTTCAGCCGGAAATACTTGATGCCCTTCCCGAAGAGCTGGCGGAGCTGTACCGTGGACTTGAGGACACGCTGCTAATGGAGATATGTTCCCGGCTGAAGCTGCGGGACGAGCTGAACGAGGTCACGGTGCAGGATATTCGGGCGCTACGGGCGCATGGTATCGATCTGAAAGAGATTGAGAAGGCAATCCGCAAAATTTCTGGCATTAGCGAAACGAAGTTGAATAAGTTGTTTGACGATGTGGTAGAGCGCAACCAGAAGTATTACAACGAGATTATCGACCTTGCGCACATCACGCAGCCGGAAACGCTGGTAAGCGTAGAAGATACTTGGGCAATATACGAGCAGACGAAGCAAACACTGCGCAACATAACGCGCTCAATGGGCTTTTTAGTGAACGCTGGCCGCACAATGCTACCCCCCGCAAGGGCGTACCAGTGGGCTTTAGATGCCGCTACGTTGAAAGTAGAAAGCGGGGCTATTTCTTATGGGCAAGCCATCAAAGACGCCGTTAGGGAGCTTGCAAGCGGCGGCCTGCGCGTGGTGGACTATGAGAGTGGACACCGCGACCATGTGGATGTAGCTGCACGCCGCGCCGTAATGACTGGTGTATCGCAGTTGTGCAGTAAGTACACGGAGCAAGCGGCGGAATACTTGGAAACGCCGTATTACGAAGTATCAGCCCACGCGGGCGCGCGTGATGTGCCTGGGCGGTCGCCGTGGTCATCGCACAAGGAGTGGCAAGGCAAAGTGTATTCCACTCGCAGCGGCGACATCTATCCGAGCATTTACTCTGTGTGCGGATTGGGCGCTGTGGACGGGTTAGAAGGAGCCAACTGCCGGCACCGCCGCAACGTTTGGGTTGAGGGCGTAAGTGAGCGCACTTACACAGACGAACAGCTTGCCCATATTGACGATGGGCTTGGCTGTACGTTTGAGGGCAAGACCTATACGGCATACGAAGCCACGCAGGAGCAGCGCAAGGTGGAGCGCACCATACGAAAGTTAAAGCGCGAGAAAGCCGCCTACAAGGCCGCAAGGATGACAGACGAAGAACAGGCGGTAAATATCAAGCTGCAAAGGCTCAACGCCAAGTACAAGGCGTTCAGCGCGGCGGCGGGGCTGCCGGAGCAGCGGGAAAGGGTGAAGGTGCTGTATTGAACTTTGACGAAGCCATCAAAACCGTGCAAGCCATCCTAAAGCGCGGCAACGATGCAGAGATACGTAGAAAAGGCGATGGGTATATCGTCTTGGAGGTCAAAAAGACAATCAAATACACTTCCGCGTAATTGGGCGCGGGAAAGGGCAATAGGAGCCAGCTACCGAGGATTTTTCGGTGGGTGGCTCTTTTGTTTTATCAAAATTGTCCGACAGGACGTTAAACAAGGAGATTTACATGGCAGACGAAACCAACGTGCAGGGCACGGAAAACACTGCGCACGAGCAGGAAAAAACGTTCACGCAAGCCGATGTTGACAAGATGATCCAGACACGGCTTGACCGGGAACGGAGAAAGTACCCCAGCGATGACGAGTTGACCGCGTATCGCACATGGAAAGACAGCCAGCAGACCGAGCAGGAGCGGCAGGCAAAGCGGGACAAGGAATTTGCAGATAACAAGTCCGCCCTGACCGCCGCGCAGGCCGAAGTGCAGCAACTCAAGCGCGAGAAGTATGTGCTTTCCAAGGGGCTGACCGGCGAGGAAGCGGAGTTTATCTCTTTCAAGGCCGAAAAGATGGTGGATGACAAGACCACCTTTGAGCAGGCCGTGGATAAACTCACCGAAAACCGGCAGAAGGTCAAATTTGATTGGACTGCCCCCGCTGGCGGCGGCAGCGAAAAGAACAATGTCAATGCCGCGATGAACTCTCTTATTCGCGGCGCGCTCAAGTAAGAAAGGAAGATTTAACACATGGCAAACATTATCGACAGAAACGCACTTTCCGGCCTTATCCCGGAACCCGTAACTCGCGAAATCATGCAGGGCGCTATCGCCGAATCTGCCGTCCTGCGCATGGGCCGTAGACTGGCGAATATGTCCAGCAAGACCCAGACCATCAACGTGCTGGACGCCCTTCCCTCCGCGTACTTCGTGAACGGCGAGGCTACCGACGGCGGCGCCGGTGACGCCTTCAAGCAGACCACCAAGATGGCGTGGGACAAGAAGAAGCTGTATGCCGAGGAAATCGCGGTTATCGTCCCTATCCCCGAGGCTGCTCTCGATGATGCGGACTATGACATTTGGGGCGAGGTCAAGCCTCGTCTGACCGAAGCTTTCGGCAAGGTCATCGACGCGGCTATCCTGTTCGGCACGAACAAGCCGAGCACTTGGCGCACTGGCGTTGTTCCTGCTGCTGTCGCTGCCGGCAACGGTGTGCCCATCAGCTCCGACATTTTCAGCGACATCATGGGCGAGAGCGGCCTGATCGCCAAGGTCGAGCTTGACGGCTTTAACCCCAACGGAGTTATGTCCGCCATCCAGATGCGCGGTAAACTCCGTGGTCTGAAGGACACCACCGGCCAGCCTATCTTCAAGTCCGATATGCAGGGGGCTACCCGCTACGGCCTTGACGGCATGGATATGTATTTCCCCATGAACGGCGCGTTCGATCCCGCGCAGGCGCAGATGATCGTCGGTGACTGGAGCCAGCTCGTCTACGCCATCCGTCAGGACATGACGTTCAAGATTTTCACCGAGGGTGTTATCCAGGACCCCACCACCAAGGCTATCACTTACAACCTCATGCAGAACGATATGGTCGCTCTCCGCGCCGTCATGCGTCTGGGCTGGGAGATCGCTAACCCTGTCAACGCTTACAACGCCGACATCGCAAACCCCTTCCCCTTCTCTGTGTACGGAAAGGCGGGCACTGTGTCTACCGTGACCGTTGCTCCCGCTACTGCCACTATGGCAAAGGGCGACAGCAAGGCTTTTACCGCTACCGTAACCGGCGAGGGTATTGTCAGTGGTGATGTGGAGTGGAGTCAGGACGGCACTAAGTCCAGCATCACCGATAACGGCGTGCTGACCGTTGGCGCAGCGGAAACCAAGGCCAGCATCACTGTTACCGCTAAGTCCAAGCAGGACAACAGCAAGACTTCCACCGCTACCGTTACCGTTTCTGGTTAATTTGAAAGGAGCTGGCTCACATGACATACGCTGATTACGACTATTACTCCGTGACCTATTTGGGCACCGTGAGCGAGGAGGATTTTCCGCGTCTGGCTGTACGAGCCAGCTCCTTCCTCGATTACTACACGCAGAATCGGGCAAAAGATAACGCCGATATGGACGCTGTAAAAATGTGCTGCTGTGCACTTGTGGACAAGTATCAGCTGATCGAAGCCGCGCAGCAGCTTGCCGCAACCAAACTGACGAACGCGGCGACCGGCGATGACGTGAAAAGCGAAACGGTAGGCGGGTACTCCCGGACGCTGGCCAGTGGTGGCGAAGCTGCCGCGTCTGCGCTGAGTGCAACAGACGGTGCGAAGAAACTGCTGGCGGCGACCTGTAACGAGTATCTGGCACATACCGGTCTGCTGTATCGGGGAGGGGGGTGCTGTGGTTGTACGCGCCCCACACTATAACGGTCTACAACGCCGTGCAGGAGACTGACCCGGCGACTTTTGAGGAAATCACAAAGCTGTATGTGACCATTCTGCGCGGCGTTATGCTGCAAGCCAGCAAGGCGGTAAACGTGCGTGAAAGCGGACTTGAGAGCGCGGACGCGGTAAACCTGTACATTCCGTTTTCCGCGGAAGCGGTGGACGGCACGACAGGCAAGGCCAAAACTTACGCGCCCCCACAGGCGTTTCTTGCGGCGGTGGACAAGTTTGGGCTGTGGACGCTGTCGGTCAACGGAAACGGCGGCCTGACGTTCTTTGTAAAAGGCGAGTTTGTCACAGACAAAGAGGACGTGGCTATGGCACAGGACGGCTGCTACAACGTGACCAAAGTGGACGAGAAAGATTTTGGCAGCGTGGATATGCAGCATTGGGAAGTCGGAGGGGCATAAGATGTCGCTCAAGTTCTCTGTTGACGTGTCTGGCATGGACGAAGTAAAACGGCAGCTTGCAAGGGCCTGTGGCCGCGCTGAAAGCGTTTTAGCGCAACAGGTGATGAAAGACACCATCCCCTTTGTGCCTGCGCTTACAGGCTCTCTGACGCAGAGAACGCGGGTGGTAGGCAACGAAGTCATTTATCCCGGCCCATACGCCCGGTTCCTGTACTACGGTAAGGTGATGGTAGACCCGGCGACCGGCAGCACATACGCCCCAAAGGGCGGGCACAAGGTGGTCACAGACCGTAATCTTGTATTTAACACAACAATGCATCCGCAGGCACAGGCACATTGGTTTGATGCTTCCAAAGCGCAGAACATGGAAAAGTGGGTGCGGGTGGCAGATAAGGCGGTGAAGAGATTTGGAAAAGATTAAAAAGGCCGTGTCGGCGGCGGAAGAAGATCAGGTATCGCGCAAGCTGCTTGTGTGGCTGAACACATACCCGGAGCTGCCAGTCGAACTTATCCGCTTTGAGTTTCTTCCTGCCGACACTTCCTCTATGGCGATGTCGACCATTCAGGCGGCTTACATCGTGCGGAAGTATATCACCGGCGGTTATGTGGCGGAGTATCAGTTCAAGATAATCTACCGAGTTAAGCCGGGGAACAGCAACGACAAACGGCTCAAGGCTGACGAACTGTTGAACGCTATCGGGGATTGGGCAAATGGTCAAAAGCCCGACATTGGCGATGACAAGCGCGTTATCAGCATGGAGCCAACCACACGATCTTCCCTGTTTGCCATGTATGAAAACGGGGATGAAGATCACCAAATCCTTATGAAACTGAATTACGAGGTGAATGTATAATGGCAGATTTGGAATTCAACACCACGGCGGGCCAGACCATTGACCGCGAACTGCTCATTGCGTACCTGAATACCGGCACCGCATCCGCGCCTGTGTGGAGCGCCATCGGTAAGCGCGTTGAGGACAGCAGCGAGGAAATGGACTGGAGCACCGACACCAAGCAGGACATTTTGGGCCACACCTTTACGACCATGAAAAAGCCCACCATCACGCAGACTTTTGATCCCATCCCCTTGGACGCGGGCGACGCTGCGGCGGTGAAAATGTGGAACCTGGCCGTCAAAGACCAGGATGCCCAGGCGCTGGCAAATCAGGACATGATGATCGGCCACTTCTACGCCACCAGCGGCGAGGCGATGTTTGCGGAGCGCTACGACGCTTGCGCTATTGCCATCACCGGCATCGGCGGCGAGGGCGGCGGCACCCTGAATATCACCAGCGAAATCACCTACGGCGGCACTCGCACTGTGGGTACTGTGAAGAAGGGTATCAGCGGCGCTATTGAGTTTACTGCGGCCTAAATAAAGGGGCGGGCAACCGCCCCTGTTTTGGAGGGAACATATGAAGGAATTGACAATCACCACCGGCGTACAGGAATACCACCTGAATGACAAATGCACGGTGTATTTTAATCCCAGCGATCCGGCGTTTGCAGACAAGCTTTACACAGCGTTTGACGCGCTGAAAAAGAAGCAGGATGCGCGGGACGATAACGTAGAAAAAATGAGCGCCCGCGAAATGTTTGATTGGCTCCGAAATATGGACGCCGAAATGCGTGAGACTATTGACGGGGTGTTTGAGCAGCCGGTGTGTGAACCGCTGTTTGGCAACGTGAGCGTTTACGCTATCGCGGACGGTTCTCCGCTGTGGATGAACTTGATGGTTGCCATCATGGACGAGCTGGACGAGGGGATTAAGCGGGAAAAGGCTTTTCACAGTGAGAAGCTTGCAAAGTATACGGCCAAGTACCACAGATGATGTACGACCTTCCGACGAGCCTTGAGGTGTGTGGAACGGAATACCCAATAGAAACGGATTTCCGCGTGATACTGGACATATTCTCGGTGCTGTCTGCTGTGGAACTAACAAACGAAGAAAAGTGCTTTGGCGTGTTGGGAATGTTTTACCCCGGTTTTTTCACGATGCCTGGGGAGCACATGGAAGAAGCGATAAAACAGTGCTTTTGGTTTATCAACGGAGGGAATGCGGACGCGCAAAAAAAATCAACCAAGTTGATGGATTGGGAACAGGACTTCCGCCTGCTCATCGCCCCCATCAACCGCATAGCGGGGCAGGAAGTGCGGGCGCTGCCGTATCTGCACTGGTGGACGTTCCTTTCGTACTACGGAGAAATCGGGGATTGCTACTTTGCACAGATCGTGCGTATACGCGATCTGAAAGCAAAAGGAAAGCTGAAAGACAAAGCCGACAGGGAGTTTTACCGCAGAAACCGCGACGCTATTGACATCAAGCGGCGATACTCGGAGGCTGAGGAAGAAGTCATTAAGGGCTGGACGTAAAAAAGCCGCCCCGGAGGGCGGCTGCGTAGCGGTCATTGATTTGCAATAAATGTAATGTCGTTTCCAGACCAAAAATCCGGGGTAAATCTGATTTCAAGTGTTTTCCAATCTGCTGGGACTTCGTAGCCTATTACGCCGGACATCTTTTTCCCTGATGCAACGGTGCCGTCCAGCTGACCTTTATCTGCGGCCAACGTTCCGGTCATGCTCATGTTTGTGGAGTAGTCATCGACATACGCTTCAAAAGACATTATAGAGCTTATGGAAATATCTTTGCTGGATTTGTTTTCAATGGAAAATTCGCAAAATAGAAACACGTTGCCGCTGTCTGGTGTGTAAAAACCTTCTCCGCTTGATTGGGTGCAAGACACAAATGTGACTTCAATGTCTTTAAGGGAGACAACGTCACCAACTGCAAATTCTGTTTTCTGCGGAGCAGTTGATCCGTTTCCGCCTTTTGCGTCTGTATCCCCCACCTTTTCTGGAGAATTCCCGCCAAGCGCAGTGCCAATAATGCCGATAGCAATAAACACAGCTATAACGATCAGCACGACCGGCTTTTTCTGTTTGGCTCCACAAGCGGGACATACTTTCGCGGATTTTGCAATATCTGCGCCACAGGTCTTACACTTAGTCATTTTATCCATTTTCTTCCACCCTCCAAGAAATTTTTTGTGGTTTGTTTATAATACCACACAAATACCATAAAAGCAAGTAGGTGATTGTATGGCAAACGCGGACGGTTCCGTTATCATCAAGGCCGATATTGACGATAAGCAGGCGCAGAAAAAACTCAATGCGCTGGAAAAGAAAATAGAAGCGCTGCAGGAAAAGCTCACCAACAAGAAATCCGCGCGAGATACTTTGTTTAACCAAGCCAACAACTTAGGCGCACAGCTTGACGACGCAAAGGCCAAGCTGGCGCAGATGAAGGGCGGCGGCGAGTTTTTCACCAGTGATGCTATCAAGCAGCAGGAGGCCGCTGTAGCGTCTATGGAAAAAGAATGGAACGCCATGAATGACAAACTGGACAAACAGAACGCCGCTATCCGCGAGGGCGAAGCGGAGCTTGACCGAATGAAAGCAAAGGCCGGTGAGTTAGGTAAGCAGCTGGGCAATACCGGCAAGAACGCAGGAAAAATACAAGAAGGGTTAGACAAAGCATCCAAGGGCATGGAGGCATTCACAAAGCGCGTAAAAATGCTGGCAAAGCGGGCGCTGGTGTTTACCATCATTGCCCGTGCGTTGGCGGCCCTCCGGGATTGGCTGGCGGACGTGGTGGCCGTAAACGGCGAAGCACGGGACGCTATTGCGCAGCTCAAGGGTGCGCTACTGACGCTGGCACAGCCGCTTGTGCAGATCATCATCCCGGCGTTTACTGCGCTGGTTAAGGTACTGGCTACGGTGGTTTCGTTTATTGCGAATATTGTATCCGCCCTATTCGGAACAACGGCAAAAGAAAGCGCCAATGCGGCAAAGTCCCTGAACGACCAGAAGAACGCATATAAAGGCGTTGGCGGAGCGGCAAAGTCTGCAAGCAAACAGCTTGCGTCGTTTGATGAGATCAACAAGTTAAGCGGCGAAGGGGGCGGCGGATCCGGCATTATTCTACCGGATTTCAGCACGGCGGCAAATTTCGCATTTCTTGATAAAATCGCGGACAAGCTCAAGAAGATAGGGCAGGACATTGTAAACCTGTTTAAGGATGTCACCGGGTTTATCGGCAACGTATTCTCCGGTGATTGGGGCGCGGCGCTGGACAACATCATCAACTTTGTAAACCACGCCCGTATTTTGCTGGCCGATTTGCTGGATTTTGTGGGGTATATCTTTGGAGCAATCATAGACACCATCATAGAAAAGTGCGGCCTTGCCGGTACTCCGGTAGGAGATATGTTGACAGGGATCAAGGACATTGTGCAGGGAGCGTTGGGCCTTATTTCCGGCATCCTTACGCTTGACTTGGAGAAAATGAAGCAGTCGGTTATCCAAATGCTTACCGGCGTAAAGACATTTGTGCTTGGCATTTTTGACTGGTTCAAACTGGGGCTGACAAGTTTGCTTGACTGGCTTGACGAAAGCACAAACGGTAGGTTCCATGAATTGATAGAGCTGGCGAAAACTTACGTCAATGACGTAGTCGAGGGCATGAAACAGATTTTCAGTGGCCTTATTGAGTTTCTGACCGGCGTGTTTACGCTGGACTGGAAAAAAGCGTGGGAAGGTATCAAAGAAATCTTCCGGGGCATCTGGAATACTATCGTCGGCGTTTTGGAGGCGGCTGTAAACCTCATCATCAAGGGTATCAACTGGCTTATTGACCAGTTGAACAAGATACACTTTGAAATACCGGATTGGGTGCCGGGTATCGGCGGTAAATCTTTCGGCATCAATATTTCCCATGTAAACGAGCTTAAAATCCCCCGTTTGGCACAGGGCGCGGTCATTCCTCCGAACCGGGAGTTTATGGCAGTGCTTGGCGATCAGAAATCCGGGACGAACATTGAAACGCCCCTTGCTACGATGGTGCAGGCGTTCAAGCAAGCGCTTGCGGAAAGCGGGTATGGAGGAAACAACGAGGCCGTGTTGGTGCTGGACAAGGACGTGCTTGGCAAGGTCGTGTACCGGCTGAACAAGGCGGAGGGTACGCGTATCGGCGTAAATCTGTCGGAGGTGCAGGGATGAACTACATCAAACTGAACGGCATTTCCTTTGACGCTGACGTTGCCATCTCCAAGTACAACCGAAACTTTAACGTGCTGGACGGCGAAAACGCAGGGCGCGTAATGACGGGCCGCATGGTGCGTGACATCATCGGGACATACCTTGGTCACAAACTGACGGTTTTTCGGCGCGGCGACAACTACAAGGGACTGGACGATTTCTGGAACTACCTGTACAAACACAGCGTGGATGACTCCGTTATGCTGGAAGCGGCAGACGGCCAGACCACCATTGCTTATGAAGCGTATTACACCAGCGCGTCGCAGGACTTGGAGAAGGGCGATGGGGGCGTGAACTATTGGGGCGAGATCGAGGTGAACTTCGTCCCGATGGACGCGCAACTCCGCCCCTGAGAGGTGGACTATGTCGAAAACGACTATTCTGTACAAGGACATAGCCCCCGGCGCAGCGGATGACGCGACTGTGGTCGCCACCGGCGGCACAGGAGACCTCACCCAAATTCCGCACGGCGCAGCGCCAGGGAAGATTATCACGCTGGAACGGAGCCGCTGGGTGCTGGACGGCACCTTTGATGGCGTGTACGCGGAGGACAAGGTAGGCTTTTGGTCTACGGAGGTTTCCGGGGACAGCGGAGAGTTTACCAACCCGCCAAAAATCACCATGACGTTTACACAGCAGTATTCCAGCATGGGCATCCAGCTTACCTTTGACGAGGACACAGGAGAGTATTGCAGCGAGGTAGAAATCTCGTGGTATCAGGGTGCGGTGCTGCGGCGGGCGCAGTCGTTCCAGCCTAACAACGTGGTGTACTTCTGCGATTGCAGGGTAGAGAGCTTTGACAAGGTGGAGCTCACGCTGAAAAAGACCGTAGTCCCCCATCGGCGGGCGCGTGTTAATGAGATCGTGCTGGGCGTGGTGCGTAAATTCGGGATGAACGAAATACGCAACGCATCCATCGTAAACCAGGCGAACGAAGCCGCCGTAGAGCTGCCGGTGTCCACGCTAAACTGGACGCTTGACAGCATGAAAGATGTGGATTACCTGTTCCAGCTGAAACAGCCGGTGGAGGTGTGGAACGACAACCGGCATCTGGGGACATACTACATTAACAACTCGTCACGCACGTCCGCAAACGTGTATGTGATAGAGTGCCAGGACGCGCTTGGAGTGCTTGAATACACGCCGTTCAGCGGAGGTGCATACCTTGATGGAGTGAGTGCAAAAACGCTCTTAGAAACGCTTGCAAAGCCCTTTGAGGTGGAGTATGAGAGCGATGTGGAGGACACAACACTAACAGGCGTTATTGTTAAGGGCACCAACCGCAGCGCCATTCAGCAAATCATATTTGCATGGGGCGTCTGTCTGGCAACAGACGGCGGGAACAAGCTTCGGGTATTCAACCAGCCCACAAAGCCTATTCTTATTCCACGCGGGCGGACGTTCGTCGGATCTTCCGTTGCAACCGGCGCGGTGGTCACAAAGGTAAACGTGACGGCGCATAGCTATGTAGAAGCCAGCAACGGCAACGTGACCATCAATGGGGTCAAGTACAAAGACACCCGGACGGTGTACAGTGCCATCAACCCCAACGTGACCGCATCCGACCGGGAGAACGTAAAGGAAGTCACGGCGGCAACTCTTGTATCTGATGAGATTGGACAGGCGGTGGCGGACCGGCTGTACAAGTATTATTCGCTGCGTGACACGAACACGGCGACCGTGGTATACGGTGGCGAGAAGCTGGGCGACTGCGTAAGCATTTACACGCCGTGGGGCCTGCTGACCACAGGCAATCTTCACAAGATGGAGATAAAACTGTCCAACACGGTTGTGTACAACGCGGAAGTCACAGGCGCGTGGATCATCAGCCCGTACTTCTATTACAGCAACGACCTGTTCTCCGGGGAGGTGTAACCGATGGCGGAATATACAGCACAGGTGCCGAAGATAGCGGCGGCTGTACTGCTGCCGAACCCGGCGACCATCAACGGCAAGGTAAAGCTACAGGTAACGGTAATAGAGGAAACCGTCATTGTGTACCCCAGTTACTACTACAGCGGCGATCTATATGCGGGCGAAAGCCCCCATACGCCGTACCCGCGTGTACCACAAGCATATCATTTCTTTTGCGGCGATATTTACGCCAGGGAGGTATAAATGGCAATCAAGACAGTAAAAGCGACGATCAACGGCCAGACATACGACCTGACGCTGAACTCCGCAAGCGGCAAATGGGAAGCGACCATTACCGCTCCGGGGAAAACATCGTACAATCTGGCAGGCGGCTACTACAACGTATCCGTCGAAGCAACAAACGAAGCGGGCACAAAGGGCAGCGCGGACGCATCTACCGTAGACGGCCTGAAGCTGGTGGTAAAGGAGACTGTGGCACCTGTTATCACCATCGTGTCCCCCACGGCTGGCGCGTATGTGGCGAACAGCAAACAGCCGGTGGTATTCAACATCACGGATGAAACCGGCGGTTCTGGCGTGGACATCAGCACATTGGTAGTCAAGCAGGACGGCACGGCTGTAGCGGCGGCGAACATCACGCACACGGCTATTACCAATGGCTACAGCGTGACCTACACGCCGTCTGCGGCACTGAGCGACGGAAGCCACACCGTGACCATCAACTGCAAAGACCACGACGGAAACGCGGCTGCGGAGAAGTCCACGACCTACACCGTGGATACTGTTCCTCCGACGCTGAACGTAACATCTCCTGCGGACGGCCTTATTACGGCGGCTTCTTCTGTCACTGTGGCCGGTACTACCAACGATGCAACGTCCTCTCCCGTGGTCATTACTATCTCCCTGAACGGAACGGATCAGGGGACAATCCCTGTGGGCACCGGCGGCACCTTCTCCAAGGTGATTACGCTGAAAGAGGGCAGCAACACCATCATCGTCAAGGCCAAGGACGCGGCGGGCAAGGAAAGCTCCGTCACGCGGACGGTCACACTGGACACTTCTGTTCCTAAGATCAAGACGGCGACCATTACGCCGAACCCGGTCGACACCGGAAAGACGATGGTCATTAGTGTTACCATTGAGTGAGAGGTGATAGCTTGAGCAGAGATATTCGCGTATCCCTCCCCGCTGCCATCGTCTATGTTTCCGGTTCGGTCAACGGAAAGGATTACGTGTGGACGCTGGATGGCGAAGCGTGGAAAGCCACGGTAGACCGTGCTTCGGATGAAAAGTACGCCGTATCTTTGACGGCTATCAACGCGGCAGGCACAAGCGCCAGTTACCAGTTTACCCTTAACTATGGTATGCTGTCCCTTATTACGGACAGAACGCAAGCGGACGTAGACGGGGTTATAGCCGCGCTCAGTCGAATAGAGGCTGGGCGCGGCACCCCGGCGGACGTTCTGCTGTTAAGCGACAACAAGGGGTCGTACAACTACACTGACCTAAACCGCGTTGCGGGAGCTGTGCTGTATGTGGCGGAGAAATTGGAAGCCAGCGGGTACAGCGTGACGGTTACGGCAAAGCAGGGATGGACAGAAACGGACATCCCGACGCAGGCTGATATTGACCAGTACCTCGCAGACATCGCGGAGATACGCGGTGCGTTGCCTGTACCATCCAATGCCCCGGAGGTTCCTACAATGCCACTGGACTATCAAAAAGCCAACGACATTGAAAGCATCCTTATACTGGTAGACAAGCTTGTGCAGAACATAGCCAAGTCGTGGTTTTACTCGGGAGACTTGTACTCCAACGAAATCAAATACTAAACGTTACTCCCGGCCAATCGGGGCACGGGAAAGGGCAATAGGAGCCGACTATGGAAACGTAGTCGGCTCCATCTTTTTTGGAAAGGAGCAGATATGCAGGACAGAATTTCCCTTTATCCTGGCCGCGTCAAGCTCACGCCTGTTTCTGGGCAGGACAACGTGTACGACATGACACGGCAGGACAACCCCACCACGGAGGGCACACCGCTAAACAAGTCAACGCTGCTGACGGACGAGGTGGCTGAAACGTTGGGGCTTGACCCGGCAACGGCTACGCCCTCTCAGGCCATCAACGCCGTGGCGGTCAAGGCAACGGACAAGAAGCTGACGCTGACGCTGGCGGCGGCAAGCTGGACAGGGAGCGCAAGCCCCTACACCCAGGGCGTGACCATCCCAGGCGGAACGGCCACCAGTCAGGCGGACATTCAGGCAGACGCAACGGCGATACAGCAGATGCTGGACGACGGCACCAACGCTATTTATATTGCCAACAACAACGGGACATTCACCGCCTACGCTGTGGGCGAAAAGCCCACCGCTGACCTGAGCGTTCAGGTGACGGTGTACGAAGTAAAGGAGGTAGTTTAACGATGGTCATTATCGGTAAATCGCAAATAGCGGGGGGGGTACTGCTAAACGATTAGAGTTCGAATATACCGGTACCTATAATGAACGCCTTGAGGATGGCGTGGTAGAGCTGCTGACAAGTGGTGTGCTGACGGTCAAGAAGGAAGCGGCCATTGATGCCTTTTTAGTTGGAGGGGGTTCTTCTGGACGGTCAGGGTCGAGGGCCACTTCTGGTGCCATTGCTGGTGGAATTGGCGGAAGTGGGGGAACTACCAAAACTCTATTGAACATCATACCAAGAGTAAACACAGAGTATCCTATCGTTATCGGTGCTGGTGGCGCTGCAACTTACACACCCGACAATGGCGGTCTCAGCGCAAATCCCGGAGGAGATACTGTCGCTTTCGGCTCTACTGCTGCTGGCGGAACGGTGACTTCGGGAGGTTCAGGAGGAGGTGCTGGCGCGAGGGTAGCAAAAGCGGCAAACGGCGGTTCGGACGGTGCTGATGGGGGTAGTTCCTCCTCAGGTTCCTCCTCAGATAAAGGCGGTACTGGTCAGGGCACCACAACGCGAGAATTTGGCGAAGCCACTGGCAAACTGTATTCTGGCGCTGGCGGAGGCGGGGATGGTTATTCGGGTAGTTATTACGGGAGTGTTGGTTTAGGGGGAGAGGGGGGAGGAGGAAACGGTGCACCCAGGTCTGGTTCAGGCTCTAATGGAACTGATAACCTCGGCGGGGGTGGTGGAGGCGCTGGAGGTTCAGAAATTTATTCAGGACGCTTTTCTTATTCAGGGGCTGGCGGCTCTGGCATCGTGTGCATAAGGCTACACAAAGAATAAACACGGCCTCCGTTTCGGAGGTCGGGAACGGAGGTTTATATGGCAATTACAGGCAGAGCGGTGACAGCAGGGGGCGGCGGAATTGCCAATCGGCTGGACTTTACCTACACGGGCGGTACGTTCAATGAGCGTACCGCAGACGGTGTAGTGGAGTTTTTGGAAACCGGCATCCTGACGATGAAGAAGGACACGTATGTGGATGTGTTTATGGTTGGCGGTGGTGCCGGTGGTGTGACTGTTGGATTATCCAACAGCGGCGGAGCCGGTGGAAGCGGTGGATGCACAAGAACTATCGTAAATGCTTTGCTGCGAAAAGGGGTGGAATACCAAGTTGTTATTGGTGCCGGGGGCACCGGAGGCGGCAACTCCGGCGGTGAGACTTCGGCTTTTGGCTATACGGTTTCAGGTGGAACTGTTGCCGCCGGGGGTTCTGGAGGCGGAAAAGGAGGCGTCGCCGCAATCGGGCAGGTGAACGCCGGAGATGGCGGGTCAAACGGATCGGATGGTGGGAGTGTCGGATCTCCGGCAACCGGAAGCCCCGGAAAAGGACAAGGCGCTACCACGCGAGAATTTGGCGAAGCAACCGGTAAGCTGTATGCCGGCGGCGGTGGCGGCGGCGCGGGAAAATACGGAGACATTGGAACTTCGGGAGCTGGTGGTGAAGGGGGCGGCGCAAAAGGTAATTCTACAACTGACGCTACGGCCAATACCGGCGGCGGAGGAGGTGGCGGGAAAGGATATTATGATAGTTCCAGTCCCGGCGGGAAAGGAACTGCGGGGGGCTCAGGTATCGTGTGTATCCGTCTGCACCAAGACGACCCCACTGAGAACGTGCTGAGTGGAACGTGGAAGTTCAATGACACACTTACCATGCCAAGCGCTCTGTTTACAGAGAACTTTGATTATGACGGGACACTTGCCTATGCTGGCTCCAGTCTTTATGGCGTGATGGGTGTGCAAGAACTTTCTTCCAATAAAGATCTGTGCTTTGGGCATAACCCCGGCGACTTGTCGGCAAATTATGTACAAGTGTATAGGTTTACCAACAACACATGGCTACAAGCAACAGCAAAAACCATAAAATTCTGGAACCGCTATCAGGTAGTTTCCCCGGAGTTCTACGCATGGTTCACCGCAAACGCCACCAAGATTTCGGATTAAGGAGCGTGATTAAGTGAGATACGCATTGGTTGAAAACGGGACAGTAACCAACATCATCGAAATGGACAAGCGGAACGAGCAGTTCTTCCCCTCCGCCGTGTACACCGGTGACAGGCCGGTGGGCATGGGCGACACGTACACGGAGGGCAAGTTCTACCGTGACGGCAAAGAGGTGCTGACGGCACTGGAGGAAGCCAACAACGAGATAGACAGCCTGACGCAGCAGCTGGGCGAGGCTGTGGAAACCATCTATCAGGCGGATATGAACACTATCGGGTAAGAAAGGAGAACGACTATGTACAACATTATGACGAAGCTCATCAACAAGCGGTTCTACAAGACCCGTGAGGAGGCACAGCAGAAGTGCGACGTGTTTTACGCCGTGGGGCGCATCACGGACGAGCAGTACACGGAGCTGTGTGCGCTGATCGAGAGCGTGTACGCAGAATAAGGGGCGGGGAGAATTACTCCCCCCGCTGGATGTAGGCTTCCTCGGCATCGAACTGTGCCTGTTTGAGTGCGGCAACGGCCTTTTCAAGCTGAGCAATGGCGTCGGTGACGGCGTTGAACAGGGTGAAATACTCGGGCATGGGAACACCTCCTTTCTGCAAGCAGGATAGCACAGGCGGCGTGTCAGAAACGGTCGAAGGGTGTCGAGGGTGCAAAAATAATTTGAGAGGAGAACGCGGCGAATGGAACCGTGGGTACAGCAGATCGCCGTACCGCTGGCGGTAGCGGTGCTGACAAGCAGCGGCTTGTGGGCGCTGGTATCGAAGCGGGCGGACAAGAACAACGCGGAGCGGAAGATGCTGGTAGGGCTGGCGCATGACCGCATCATCCATCTGGGCATGGTGTACGTGACGAGAGGGTACATCACGCAGGACGAGTATGAAAACCTCAATGACTATCTGTACCAGCCGTATGAAAAGATGGGCGGCAACGGCAGCGCAAAACGGGTCATGGAGGAAGTAAGGAAGCTGCCCATCAAGCGAGAGGCGTAAAGCCGGAAAGGAAGTAACTATGGACATCAACACTATCGGAGTGGCGACTGTTGCCGCTATCATCGTGATCTGCTATCTGATCGGCATGATCGTGAAGGCCACGGCGCTGGACAACAAGTGGATCCCCATTATTTGCGGTGTGTGCGGCGGCATCATCGGTGCGCTGGCGCTGGCGTTCCACATGCCGGATTTCCCCGCCGAGGACTATTTTACGGCGGTCGCCGTGGGCATTATGTCCGGCCTGACCGCAACGGGCGTCAATCAGGTGTTTAAGCAGATGAAGTCTACCAACGACGAGGAGGCTATGTAAATGGCCGCGCCGAAGGTATACCTATCCCCGGCTATGCACAGGGCGAACCCCTGCGTGTATCCCCGCCCGGACGGGAAACAGTGTTATGAGGCACTGGAAAACAACGAGTACATCGACATTCTGGAGCCGATCCTGAACCGCTGCGGCATTGCCACCAAGCGCGGGTACCGGCGCACCCCCATGAACAGCGACAACGGTGACACCATCATGAAGCAGAACGTGGCAGAGAGCAACGCATGGGGCGCGGATGTGCATTACGTCAGCCACACCAACGCCAGCGCCAACGGAACGGCGCAGGGGTGCCATCCCATGTACTACACCTATTCCGCCAACGGCAAAAAGCTGGGCGAGATCATGGTAAAGTACCGGAAGGAGATCTACCCACGCACGGTAAAGCTCGTCCCCCGCGCCGATCTGTACGAGCTGAAAAAGACCAACGCTGTGGCGTTCTACGAGGAGCACGCCTTCCATGACAATCTGGAGGACATCACCTGGTTCCACACGCACATGAAGGAGATCGCCGAGAGCGCGGCCAAGGGGCTGTGTGAGTGGTTCGGTATTCCGTATGTGGAGGAGACGAAGCCTGCGGAGCCGGAGACACCGGAACAGCCGACCGTGACCGAAACGTACACCGTGAAGGTGACGCGGAGCGCGGACGGGAAAAGCGGCACGTGGGAGATCGTGAAGTGAAATAAATCTGCTGGGCGGGAAAGAGCTACGACAAGCCGCCTCTTTCCCCGGCGTAAAGTCCCGCAAGCTCACGGCTAAAACCGTGTTATGGACAGCTACCACAAGCAGATACGGCGCAGATTGCAGAGCATGGCACCAAAGCGGGCTATTGCGTATGTGATGAGTGCCCAGCTACCGCCTGACGAAGCGATGTGCGTTATTGAATGTGACGTGAAACGAAAAAGCTATTGTGAAACGGCGTTACTGCTGAACGTGTCACCGGAAACGGTGAAGCGGTGCCGCAGGAGAGCGTATCAGAAATTTGCAGACGAAGAAAGAAGCCACACCTGAAAAGGTGCGGCTTCTTTGTTTGCGCCCGGTAGGGGGTGAACCGGGCATATAAAAAGGGAAAGATGCCCGCCGGGAGTATTCCGGGGTGGCTGATTTTATTATACATCGTTTCTGCGGTATTGTACAAGTAAATATTCCGCAAATTAACGGCCTTTTTCTGACCTTTAACTGCCCCTTTGCGGGGGCAGTTTTTTGTTACGCTTATTGCAAGAAACGGAGGTGCTTGCATGGTCGAAAAGCTGGTGTCGTTGGGATTTACCCAGCAGATGGCGGAGGACATCATTTGGGCGTATCAGGATGACCTTCCTGGGCTGAAAACCTATGTGCGGGTGATAGAGCTAATGGCAGCTCATGTATAGCTACTTCAACGAAAACCCACACGGGAAAAATGTGGGAGACTGCACCGTTCGGGCTATTTCAAAAGCCACCGGGAAAGAGTGGGGCGAAACGTACCTTGCTATGGCAATAGAGGGGTATCTGGAAGGTGATATGCCATCCGCAAACGCTGTGTGGGGTGCGTATCTTCGGCGGATAGGCTACAGGCGGTACATGGTGCCGGATACTTGCCCGGATTGCTACACAGTCGGTAGGTTCGCCGATGAACACCCGGAGGGGACGTTTATCCTTGCGCTATCCGGTCACGTCGTGTGTGTGCAGGACGGCGTGATCTATGACAGCTGGAACAGCGAAAATGAAATTGTTTTGTATTACTGGCAAAAAGAAAGTGAGGCGTAACTATGGCATTTAACCCGTATTTCAACCCTTATTACCCGCAGCCAATGCAGGACAACCTTGCCCAGCTTCGGCAGCAGCAGATGCAGACCATGCCGCCGCAGATACCGCAAATTCCACCCATGCAGAACCCGGTGGCGCAGGGCGGCGTACAGTGGGTATCTGGTAGGCCGGAAGCGGAGAATTGGCTGATCGCGCCCAACTCCGCCATTGCGCTGTGGGACAGCACAGCTCCCGTAGTTTACTTGAAACAGGCCGATGCAAGCGGCAAGCCGACCCTCAAAACGTATGACCTTGTAGAGCGCCTTGCAAGCGCTCCTGACGCGCAGAAAGCTCCCGCCCCGGAATATGTGACCCGTAAGGAGTTCGATGCGCTGGCGGCGCTTGTGGGCGAAATAAAGGGCAAGAAAAAGCGCAAGGTGGAGGAGGAAGAGGACGATGAGTAACAATCCGTTTTTCAATGCGTTAGGTGGCGGACAGATGCCGGGGCCGATGAGCGGCTTTCCCCAGCTGTTACAGCAGTTCAAGCAGTTCAAGGCAAGTTTTAAAGGCGACCCAAAAGCGGAAGTAGAGAAAATGCTGCAAAGCGGCAAAATCTCACAAGACCAATTGAACAAGATACAGTCAATGGCGAACCAATTTCAGGGGCTTTTCAAGTAATCAAAATCGTGGCCACGGTTTGATATAAATATTTTTTCAAAAGGAGTGATACTATGTCTCTTTCCTCTGACGGCACCATGCTGACTATGCCTGTGGCTCCTGCCAACACCGGCAACGGTAACGGCTTCGGCTGGGGCGGCGATGGCGCGTGGTGGATCGTGCTGTTCCTCATTTTCGCCGCGTTTGGCGGCTGGGGTAACGGCTTCGGCTTCGGTGGCGGCGGCAACGGCGTGATGGACGGTTATGTTCTGACCTCTGATTTTGCCAATGTCGAGCGCAAGATCGACAGTGTAAATCAGGGACTTTGCGACGGATTTTACCAGCAGGCGCAGCTTGTCAACGGCACCAACATGGCGATGGCAAACGGCTTTGCACAGGCCGAGCTTTCCCGCAGCAACCAGCAGGCGGCGCTCATGCAGCAGTTCACCGCCATGCAGATGCAGAACCAGGAGTGCTGCTGCGAGAACCGGGCGGCTATCGCCCAGGTGCGGTACGACATGGCGACGCAGGCTTGCGATACTCGCAACACGGTCAACACCGCTGCGCGTGACATCATCGACAACCAGAACCAGAATAGCCGCGCTATCCTTGACTTCCTGACGCAGAACAAGATGCGCGATTTGGAAAGTGCCAATCAGGAGCTGCGCCTTGCCGCATCTCAGGCTGCGCAGAACAACTACCTGATCTCCCAGCTGCGCCCTTGCCCCACCCCAGCTTACATCACTTGTAATCCTTGGGCGGGCAGCAGCTATGGCGGATGCGGAACCGGCTGCGGCTGCTGACAACTGCATAGCACCAGCTGTTCGGAATTTCCGAACTGTTCAGCCCCGTGCTGATACTGACACCAACGCGGCGGGGCAATAGCTCCGCCGCTTATTTTAACTGAGAAAGGAATGATTTTAATGGCAGAATTTACTTCTGCGGCAATTCAGACCGTTGCTGCTGGGCAGAACGTTCCCCTGACGGAAACTGCGGTCAACAACAAGCCGTGCATCGTGCATCGAGCCGGAGCAGGCATCGTAACTTTGCGCGGGTTGACAAACCAGTGCAAGGCACGTTTTCGCGTAGCTTTTGGCGGCAACATCGCTATCCCTACCGGCGGCACGGTGGGAGCTATTACCGCCGCGCTGGCTATCAACGGTGAACCGCTGACCAGTGCCGTGGCGACCGTTACACCCGCCGCCGTGGAAAACTATTTCAACATTTATGTCAGCGCCATTGTGGAGGCGCCGAAGGGCTGTTGCCTGACTGTGGCTATGGAGAACACCAGCACACAGGCAATCAATTTCGCTAACTCCAACTTGACCGTTGACCGCGTAAGCTGAAAGGAGTAAACTATGAGTATGAAAGCAATGTACGATTTGCGCGATATGCTTTGCAAGGAGCTTGACGAGATCGCCCACAAAGGCGAACTTGGCGCAGGTGATTTGGAAATCGCGCATAAGCTGGTAAGCACCATCAAGAACATCGACAAAATTGGTCTGATGGAAGATGAAGGGTACAGCCGTGACGGCGATTATTCCCAGCGGCGTTACTCCCGCGACGGCGACTATTCCCAGCGCAGGTATTCCCGCGACAGCTACGGCGGCGGCAGCTCCTACGCACGGCGTGGCACCCATTATGTGCGCGGCCATTATAGCCGAGACGGCGCAAAAGATGACATGAAGCGCCAGCTGCAAGAGATGCTGGACAATGCCGATGATGATACCATCCGCAACGCCATTCAGCGGTGCATGGATGCCGTGGAGGGCTGAGAGGGGGTAGTTCCCCTTGATCGACGAAAAGGAACTTAAAGCCTGGATAGCCAGGCTGGAAACGGAACAGTCAAGTTGGCCGAACTACGAGAAGTTGGCCGCGCTGTACATTATACAAAACCAGCACAAAGGGCAGAGAAACCCTGCACCGGTGGCTATGTATTCCAGCGCGCCGGCTCCTGATGTGGTAGACGGTGACAGTGACTTTATGCAAGCGGTATCATCCCGCGCGCCGGAACAGGCGTGGGCCATAGTGGACGAGTTGATGGATGCGCTGAAAGTAACCAATGCGCGAATGTATGATAACGTGATGCGAAAGATGCGAGGATAAAGTATCCCCCGCCTGTTTTGGCGGGGGATATTCATGTGTACTTAGTTTGCTGTAACCTAAAGGTTTATATAAACTAAGTACTTACAGAAAATCAAATTCAATCCGGCGGTCTTTGTATAGCCGGATTTCTTTTATTTTGAGTTTCCAAAATGCTTGTTTATTTTCTTTGTTAAGTTGTTTGTATATTTCTTGCCATCCTGCGGAAAATAAGGTAGCAATTTCTTCTGGTGCGCGTCTTTGTGATTTTACCTGTGTAAGCTCATCCATTTGTGATGTCAGTTCTGCATACTTTTTTGAGTAGTCCGCCTTTGAAATCATGTCATCTATATATAACTCTGACAACTTGGATAGTTTCTTTTGTAAAGCCTTTAATTGCACATCTTGGTTTGCTTTGGGTTCTTGCTGCGGCTTGGCTTGCAATTTGATCTGTATCTGCTCGTCTATTGTCGACAAGAGATAATCTTCGATTTTCCATTCGACAGTAAAATTGCCGTTGTTGCATCCTTTTCTCTGGGAAGACCCTTGACAATAGTAAGAGTAAGAGCACGCCCCGCTTGGCCGTGGAGATGGATGCCCGGTCATTCTGCGTCCACATTCTCCACAGACTATCAGCCCCGAAAAAATATACGTTCGATTGTAAGGGGATTTTCGTGTCACTCTCGTTCGTAAGCCTTGCACACGCTGGAATTCCTGCGGTGTTAAATACGGGGGCAATTTTATCCCGTGCCAGTCGCCCATGTATCCGGGGTTGTCCAACATTTGGCTGGCCGTTTGGTATTTAAGTTTTAATTCCGGTACTGCGTCCATCGCTTTTGTTATGGAGCCGGTTTCCAAAAATGTAGAAAAATATCTGCGTATAACCGGTTCTGTCTCTTTGTCTATAACAGCAAATTTCCCTTCAATTTTGTAGCCTTTCGGCAGATGACCGGTGCAAACCTCATTTCGATCTTTTTTTGCATCAAGCACTTTTTTTATGCGTTCACTGGCGCGGTCAGCTTCGTCCTGTGCTACGGAAAGCATAATGTTAATCTTCAACCGGCCTGCGGCTGTAGACGTGTCGTAGTCCTCATAAATCGTTTTCCACGACACGTTGTGGGCTTCAAGGATTTCCTGCACTTTGTAATACTCGCCGATGTTGCGAAACCACCGGTCCAGCTTTGTGACAAGAATAATGTCTACCTCATCATGCTTTACGGCTTCCAGCAGTTGAAGCATGGCGGGACGCTTTTCAATCTTTTTTCTGGCGGAAAACCCGGCATCCTGGAAAACGCCTACCACCTTCATATTGTGGGCTTTGGCGTATTCTTCGAGGTCGTTCTGCTGATCGTGAATAGACAGGCCAAACTTTTTCTGTTCTTCTGTGGACACACGCGGGTATAATGCTGCCCGCAATACTACATTCATTGTTCATCTCCTCCCTTATCTGGCGACAATGTATACTTTTTTGCATAGCGAAAATACATCATCAAAACAGCGGCAAAAAAGCCAATACCGACTGCAAGCAGCAAAAAGACGATCCATGCGAATATGCTGGCCTCTCCGCCCTGAATAAGCCCCTGGTGGGGGATACGGTAGTCAAAAAAGATATATCCCACGATAACAGCCATAAATATGGCGCACAAAAACGTAAGGCCATAAATAGCAAATTTTGTGTCCCGCGATTTCTTGCGGTGGTAGTTAATGGTTTTTGCCATCTGCTCCATGCCGCCCTCAAGATGGGCTATCTGCACATCGGCATCATGCAGCTGCTTTTGGTGCGCCAGCTTTTCGTTGGCTTGTGCTAACTCATCTTCTGTCGTCACTTCTTTTTCAATCCCGAAATATTCATCCATTGAAACGCCAAGCGCGGCACAAATTAAACCCATTTTGTACACGCTCGGCTCCTTTGATGACGCGGAGAAAAAATTGCTTATGGTTGATGCTGAAATGTCCGTCATGTCGGACAAATCTTGTATAGTTAAATTCTGTCGGTCTTTTGCATCCCTGCACAAATCCTGCAACGTTTTTACCATTTTCCCCTTTTACTCCTTTTTCGGGCAGGAGAATTCCAATTCTGGTTTGCCGCAAACGGTAATTATCCGAATTTGGTATTGCCCTGCCAAACCCTGATTTGTTAGTGTGAACGTGCAGCCGAAAAGCCAGGAGGCCACCGGCGAGAATAGCCCCGCTGTCCGTTGCGGGAGCAGCGGGGCTATTTAACAAAGGCCCACATATAAACACTTCCCCCTGAAATATTTTTTAATTTGTTGCCCATTTGTAGGCAACAAACAGCTTGTACGTAACTATAAGTGTACTAACTTAGTTGTACACCGAGAAAATAATATGTCAAATTGAGAAAGGGGAGAGAAATGAGTTATTGTACAAATGCCAACGTCTGTGGTATAATAAAAACAGATGCATTGGCGCAATGTGATATTGAAACGTTGCGGAGAATAGCCCTTAAAAAAATCGACCAGCTTTCCGATGAGGACTGCGCTGATATTATGAGTACGTTAAAAGAAAGAGGTGTGCTATGAGCAAGGACTACGAGATTTACATTGATAGGCTGGCTGAAAACAGCATTATTATGAAAGGCCAGATCAACGATGTTGTGTTTGGCCTAAAAGGGATCACAGACAAACTTGATACGCTGATCGCGCTCAAGCAAGTTGAATTATCACTCCTGCAACAGCAGCGATTGCCGCAACAGCCGAAAGAACAGTTGTAATAATAAACCGTGTTTTTTCGCGGCGTTCCTTGTCGGCTTTTTCTTTGCGCTCTTGTTCCTTGTCTTTCCGTTCCGCTTCTGTTCGCAGCCAGTCTTGCGGATCGGTAGGATATAGTGTAGGCATTACTCCAACTCCTGTAGTTTCTTCGTGGCTTCGTTGATAAGAGCCAACAACGCCGCACGATCATTTGTAGCTTTAATAAAGTTTGATGCAGCTTCTTTTGAGCCCTCGCCCTTTGCGGCGGGGGCTTTTTTTGCGCCCTCCGGCGGCAGAACGGGCAGTTTATCACCGTCCAGCTCCGCAAGAGTGATGCCGAAATGCTCGGCAATCTTCTGGCGCGTCCCGTAATGGGGGATTGAAGCGCCGGTTTTCCAATTAACAGGGCTTTGAATATTGACGCCAAGAATTTTTGCAAATCTGTACGCAGAATAATTGCGCTGCTCCATGCAGTAATTAAAGTTTTCGGTAAATCCCATAAAATCAACGGTCGAATTTTGGTTAAATTGATGGTCGAATTACAGTTGATTTTTGGTTGAAGTTCGACTATAATTAGACCGTGGACAGGCAACAAAAACCTGCACCACCCCGATAAATAGGGCTGGCGTGATAGGAAAGTTTGTAGCAAAACCAAACTATCACAAATACTCTAATTTGTCAAGAAAATAATCTAACTTTGGAGGTGAAAATTTGAACGAGCTGGTAGAAATGAAAAAAATGCTCGAAAAGCAGTTGCAGCTACTTTCCGAGCAATCCGAAAAATCCGTTGGGTTTAATGGGATGGAACTTGCAGCACTTTCCGAGCAAGTTGTCAATGTCGGGAAGTTTTTGCTTGATGTTTCTCCGGCTGCAAATCGGATGACGGGCGCGAAGTTTTAGCGTATTCCGTCATGGCTTCTTCTAATGTCAAGAAGCAGGTCGTTTCGTTTGGGTGGTCTTTGAAAAATTTGAGTTCACGATAAGTTTTTACAAAGTCATCCGCTTCGGAATATCCCGGATTGCCAGCGCACATAAGGCGCAAGGCGGTTTCCCATATTTCATCTTTTGGCGGTTCCTTTGCTTTCTTCAATGCGATGTATGCGTAAATGCCGGATGTGATAAGGGACAAAATGCTTGGTATTAGAACGATCAATGTTGTTTTGAAATCCATTATTGTGCCTCCTTCCTATGCTCTATTTTAACACTTGCAAACGAGTTTAGGCAAGGGGCGAACAGAAAGGAGTGATATTTTGGGATTTGGTGAAAACCTCGCACGGTTGCAGGAGGAACACGGCGAGACGAGTTACCGACTGGCAAAGGCTATCGGCGTACATCAGACGTCCATTACAAACTGGAAGAACGGCATCAAGCCGCACCCGAAGCACGCGAAGCTGGTAGCGAAGCACTACGGCGTGAAGGTTGAGGAGCTGATGGGGACGATGCCGCAGGGGTAAGAAAAAGCCCCGCCCAGTGGTTGCGGCACTGGACAGGGCGTCTCCGAAACATCTACCAAAATGTTCTGCGGATAGTATACCACGACCGCAGAGGAAAGGCAAGATATTATGACGTGTGCTGAAATTGCCGTGATGTTATGGGCACGGCAGAACGGAATGGAAATTATCGAGGTCGAGTACATTCGACAGGAGGAAACGACATGAGTTGGTTTGCATGGACGCTGGCGTTTATCGGCGCGGCGTGGCTGAGCTGGGCTATCGTCAAGGGCGTGGAGGCGCTGGGGCGATGAGAGAGCGGAACAGGCGGGCGCGGGAATACTCCCGGATGTGCCGGACCAGAAGATGGTGCATGCGTATGTGGGTGGTGGCAATCGTCCTGTGGGTGATGCTGCTTGTGCTGGTGGCGTGGTGCCTGACGCTTCCTCCGGTGCAGGAGGACGTGGTGCAGTCACCGCCTACGGCAGATATCGCGGAGCCGGAGCCGTAGAACCTTCTGGTATGCGACATCACCGGATACTGCGCGTGCTGCACGCCCTACGCCCACATGAACCAGCGGGACGGCAAGGTGCTGACGGCATCCGGCCTGTGGGTGGACATCGGCGAGGCCGTGGCGGTAGACCCGGACGTTATCCCGCTGGGCAGCACCGTGACGCTGGGCGGTAAGACTTACATAGCAGCCGATACCGGTGTGTACGGCTACACGGTGGACGTGCTGATGA